TCCTAAGTCATCAGCAATACATTGAGTTTTCTCATGAGGGAATCTTTGTCTTATGATTTCATTAGGTGTCATAGCTTGATATATTTTACAATTGTGTCAACATTAGCAATAGCCACTAATATCAAAAAAATGAGTATTGCTACTATTATAATAGCATCGTTTAGGAATTTCAATCTATTGTCTAGTTTCATAGTGCTTGTATTTCTTGTTTAACTTCTTGCCAATAATATTCATTACTAGCCCACTGAAAATTTCCACCTCTATCTGAATCTTCACAACAAGGATTTGAATTTAGTATCTCATCAACTGCAATTAATGCACATTGTATTGCTGTTTCAATGCACATCGGAAAATTTCCAATTGGGTCGTCAACAAAATACATTTTATTAAACAACTCTTTCGCTTTATCTTTAGGTGTCATAGCTCCTCTACTTTATAACCATTATTAATATACCATTGTGGAGTCTCAGGAATGTCATCAAGATACTTCTCATCTTGAAGACATCCATTGTGGTCAAGGTAGCAATACCACCAAAATCCACCTAACTCTTCTACTGTGTCTTCTAACCATACTCTGTGTGTTGCTTTCATTTTATTCTGATTTAAAGGTTATTTTTTTCTAATTCTGCAAGTAAAGTATCTGCTTGTTCAACTGCATATTTTACACGTTCTTCAATAAGCATACAATATGGTGGTTGAACTCCTTCTTGTGTAGTCATACCATTAGCATTCATTCCTGAAAGTATGTGTATTGCAAAATATTCTCGTTTTGTTAACATTGCTTTTCTACTTGCTTTATCTGTTGGTATAATATGTATTTTTTTCATATCAAATCTTTTTAAGTATTAAACAACAGTTAAAATATTACCCTTCAAACTAAGTTCTATTTTATGTTGAGTAAAAATTTTTTCAGGCATATCAAAGTATTTTAATATACCTAATCTTACCACATCATTGAAAGCATTTTTTCCTTTAATGTAGTTATTTAAGGCTTGTTTACTGATACTTAAATCAGATGCAAGCTTTGCTTGACTTATTCCTTTTAAAGCGCACAACAAATTGATTCTTTCTATATACATTCTATTCTGATTTAAAGGTTTCGTAGTAGTATTCTATTGCTGTATCATAATCATCAGCAAACTCATAAATACAAGCATCAATTATCTGCTCTTTCTCCATTTCAATAGCCTTATACATTGCTATTCTTAGCTCCTCAGATATTACAAATCTACATGAGATTTCATCAATCAGGAATTTAACTGCTGTGTCTTTCATATCATTTCAATTTTTAAGATTAAACCTATCCATCTGTCCACCATCAGGAATGCATGATGCTTGTCGTATGCCTTCACTATCTTGAAGGACTTGTCTTTCATTGTGACTCTGTAAGTTTTCATTTTTAGCTCTTAAATAGTTTATATAAAGTTGGATGTCAAAGTGTCCTTTTTTAGTCCAGTAGGACTCAATATCAGCTAAGTTCATCTTGTTCAATGTATCCATTATTACATCCACACTCCTCTTCTGTGTAGTGAATTTCATTACCAAATGTGCAGAAGTGTACCTCTATAGTACCTTCTCCATTGCAGTCAGGGCAAATCATAGTTCACAAGTTTTAGTGATTGTATACTTTTTGTGCTTGAATGTGCTTTTGTTAGGTCTTTTTTTGACATCTAACTTGAACTGTTTAATCATTTGTGAATGTGTAACCCACTGAGATTTCCATCTTGTTGCTGACTCAGACTCTTTACCAAATTGATCCATTGCAAATAGATACATGTCCCAGCAATGTTTCTCTTGTTCAATGATGTGATTAATTAAATTTTGCATGTTACTTAGTTTTTAGGGTTAAAATTTTGATTGTTGCTGCTATTGAATAAAGCACTAATAAATAAACGATTGTTCCTTGCATGATTTTAGTTTTGATTATTTCTAATAATTGTATTTACAAGGCATTCATAGCCTTCTTTTATTCTGTTTCTGCCATCCATTTTCTCACCACACTCAGAATTAAAGTCATCAATTGCCATTGTGTTAGTAGTGATTGTGTAGATAGTCTTACCTCTATAGTCACATTCAATTCTGTAGTGACCTCTACCAGTTGACATAATTGATAGATTTCTTTGGTTTTGTTCCGCTTGTTTAATAGTTGCTTTCATGTGATATTGTTTTGGTTAATAATTATGAAACAAAGTTAATAACTCTTTTCACTTATGCAAATTAATTAACATATTTTAACATATTGAAGTATAAAACATTGAGATTACATTGAGATTTATCAATGTTTTGAGCATAAAAAAACCGTTGATTTGGGTTCAACGGCTAAAACCTTTACAGCTCACAAAAACAAAGTTAGATGAGTTAAAAAAACCCATGCAGTTTATATTCGTCAATATTCTTACATGGGGGTTTGTCATAAGTTATACCTTTCAGCTTTCCTTTACACAGAAAAAGACCAGAGATGGGGCTGTGGCAGAACAGTCTCAGGTACTGTAGTACAAAGATAAAAAAAAAGGGATAAACTATCACTAGATCATCCCTTCTTGTGTTATTGTAACCAAACAATATACATGCGGTACAAATATACTTATTTTTTTCTTCTGAGAATTAATTTTATTAACTTTCCTACAAGTCCTGACTGCTCATTTACATCAACATTAACCTCTCCATTGGTTACTTGTACATCTACCTTCTCTGTATCTATTTTTAAGCTCTTAGAATCACTTTCTTTATTAAATTGAACGTCTACCTTAGGAGTGTCAACTTTAACCTCTGTATTGCCATTTTTACGAGTAACTTTAACATCCACATTCTTAGTGTCAATGTTGATGTTGATGTCTTTTTTCTTTTTGGGTGTCTTCATTATGCTTCGTTTGTGCTTATTATTCCTTTATTTGATAACTCTATCTTTCTCACATTAGATGGCTGTGCTATTTTCCACGCTGTTCTTCTTGCCTGGTGCAATCTTGTCTTAGCAATTCTCATCACATTCACCTGGTTGTTTTGGTTACCACCTAGCACATGGTAGTGTGTTCTATCTTCACCAACATACAAGCCTACATGACCACCACCATCTCTCTTGAAGGTAAGTACATCACCTAACATAGGAGTGCTTTCTTTTGTGCCATACTTAGCCCAGTTCAATGCCCACAATGGACTATCTACTACTTGAACACCAGCCTTGTGAGCACAGTAAGCAATGAATAGACCACACCAAGGTATCTCATCATTAGTGTATGCCTTAATACCAAGCTGTTTAGCCCAGTCTAAAATGATAGGATTGTGAGCTTTGCCTACTATCTCTTTAGTACCTATTAGCTTGACAGCTTGTACTAATATTCTAGGAGCAGTCTCTTCTTTTAGCCAGTTATAATTCATAGTATAGTATTATAATAACTCCCATTAAAAGTCCACATACAAATCCTAATAAGAATTCCATCACTTCTGTACTGTTAGTTGAGATAAAGTAGCTCCAATTGTGCCAGCAGTTACTAAGTAGCCAGCCATATCTACTACAATAGTAGGTAGTGTGAATGGAGAAGTCAATAAAACAGCTCCAATACTACCTATAGTGATTGATAAATTCCTTACTCTAAGCCAAAAATTAGGTGTTTTGGAGCACCATCTATCTTTTAGTGTCATCTTACTAGTTGTATTTCGATTAGTTTTTTCACTGACTGAGTCAACTCACTGATGTGCTCAGCTAAATGTTTAATCTCAAGCTGTGTCATTTTCTCAATAGCATCACTTCTGTGCCTTGCCTCATTATCTACTAGATCAATCTTTCCTTTAAGTTGACTAACATCAGCTATTATCTGTTTTTGTTCTTCTACCACAGCCTTAATATCGCTATGTACATTCTTTAAAAAGTAACCTATCCCTGATAATAGAATAGTAATAATTGTAAATGCTATCTCATTGAATCCCATCACAAAATAAGTATTGAATTGTTATAACCATTCTCACGCATTCCACCACAATGGCACCCACTATGACATTGACCAATACAATCACAAGAGCACTCATCTATCATTGGTCTAAGGTCAGTGTCTCTGTTTGTCTTATCTGTAAAGCCAGGATAAAGGTCTTTATTAGCTATTAAGTATCTGATTAATCTCTGCTCATAAAATGATGCCTTCTGTGCGTAGTGCTCCATTCCAAATGCTACCTCACTTCTGCTAACAGATGCTGAGAAGTCACCAAACTGAGTTTGTAGTCCTTTGTTTTTTAACTGATAAGTCAATCCAAAGATAGCATCTTCAGCACTTCTCCAAGCTATTACTGGTTGAATGAAGGTCACAAGTGTCTCCTCATCTGGACTAAGTGTCTGAGTATTGTAAGCTGAGAGCAAACCATTATAAAAAGTAGTACCTAAGATAGGCATCACTCTCAATTGTGCCTGAGTAGCTATGTATGGAGTAACATCAGTCACGTCTACATTAGCTGTGATTGGGGTGTTGACCTTAAGATAAGTCTCTGTTATAAAATAGATCATAGTGTTGGTGTTTCAGTTGGCATTACGTCACCACCTTCTATAGGGGGTAAAGATGCAAGAGCTCTCACTTCATTAGGAGTCATTGCATTAAGTACTTTTGTAGCCACCAATGGTGATAGTGAGTTGATAGCATCAGCTGTTTTACTTGCGTCACCTTCAATCTCCACAATTGTCTCATTAATAATTTGAAAGTTGTTGATGGTGTATTCACCTGGTATCTTAGCAATCTCTAAAAGCTCATTAACTATCTCCTCTACCTGGTATCTCAATGGCATGACTACATTTTTTTCAAAGATGACATAGGCTTGTTTAATATCAGCTCCCCCACCTAGAGAGCCAGTAGTGCGAACACCCATAAGAATAGGGTCAATAGTGTGAGCAAAACATATTTGTTCTGTATTCAAAGCTGATGCCTCATGGAATAGTTTATCATTGCCATTTGTAGGTAGTGATTCAATCTTTGGTAGTTGGTCTGCTGAGTTAGCAAAGAATGCAACTGCTTTACCAGCATTAGCCGCACCTTTAAGCCTATCAATTGTATGCTTAATCATTGACTTCTCCTCTTCTGACTGTGGACGTTTTGGAAACATCATAGCAAAAGAAGGAAAGACACTATTTTGGATGTTGCTTTTTGCGAAGTATGAAAGCTCACCTGATAGGAAAGCAAAATTTAGAGCACTGGTGTACTGTGGTAATGGATACCATTCTTGTCCTAGTGTCATAATCTCATAGACATACAACTGCTCTAGGTCACTATTAGTAGGATGGTACTTTTTTATAGATGTCACGTCAATTCTAGCTGACCAATCATCACATAAGAAGTAAGTCTGCTTATCTCTAGCAATTCTGACCTTCTCAGGTGATACATTGTATATCTTGTATAGCTCTCTCTTTGAATTGTAGCACAGCTTAAAGTAAACTCTGTGATGTACAGTCAACTGCTGAGCTATTGCTCTTTCTACTTTGCCGAGTTTTATTTTCTTTTCAAAGGTGTATAGCTTGAGCTTGTCCTCATTGGTCATTCCTTCACTCTTAAGAGTGTATCCACCACCTACTACTGAGTTAGTCTTAAAGTCAACTATTGCACCATGTAAAGGTGATGTGTAGTAGAGCTGGTTTAATAGCTCAGGGAACATGTTATCTTGACCGAATGGTATGTATCCAGCTATCTGAAATCTACCATTAACATAAGGTAATGACAAGTTAGCGTCACCTACTCTACCAAATGGAGTACTAAAAGACTGATAGCCTTCTACTACTTGTGTTGTTTGTGGCTTCTCGCCTATAAATCTACTATACCAAGCCATTAGTCATAAATTGAGTTAATAATTGCACCAGCCACTACCATTCTACCCTCTTCAATCATTGTCAATCCAGCTGGATTAAGTGTAGGTGTAGAGCTTTCATAGACTTTATATCTATACTGACCTTTTATAAAGTCAATATCTAAGGGGTCAGTGATGGTGAATAGGTTAAATCTTGAGGGCCACAATGAAGTGTCAACACCTTGCCAATAGATAGGATTAGATGTTGTGTTAAACTCATCTTC